TCAAGACCTGCAACATCTGACTTATCATCAATAGCAGTCTCTAGTGCAACAGCTTTTGCTCTTAGGTCTGTACGCCATTTTGCAAGGTCTGCTGGTTTGGCAGTGCCATTGTCTTGTTCTCTAATAACAATCCAGTCAGTTTGCTCTAGATAATTAGCAAGAGTTTTAGACACACTATTTTTCATAGCTGCTTTAATATTATTTATATTATTAGCAGACTGTATTCTACGAACAACAACTCTATCTGACTCTACAGCAGGAGCAGCTTCGCTGGTACTATAAAACATATTTGATATATAGCTACCTTCATATACATAAGGTACAATACCAATAGCTTTACGCTGTTCGTCTGTCCAAGAATGAGTAAAAATAGATTTAGAATATTGTACATTATTAATTGTCATGGATTTTGGTCGGTAAATAATTTCTACCAACTGACTGCCCATAATTCTTGCCCACATAGTTTAATTTCCTTTTTTGAGTTATCTACCATATATTGGGGGTAGTGTACCATTACCACCTAAATCTGCCATTGCTACAAAGAGATAAGGATTTGATGTTCCACCATTAATATCTGAATCATCTTCTCTAATTTTAAATCCATCACTTAAAAAATCAATATCTCGCCCTGTTCCACTAGAAACTCCTTTTTCTGCTGAAGTGCTATTAGGATGAAGATATCTTACTACTGGGTTGTCAACATCTCTTGTATTGTCAAATATCATCCATGGATTAGACGTATTAATACACTTTAAAAGTATCATTGCAGGAGTAAATCCAAGACTAATGTAAGGTCCATCTATGACATTATTTGGTATGTATTTTCCTACTTTACACACACCGGGGATACTTCTAAAACAATATGCAATCATCCCATTTGTACTATTGCTTTGAGTATTTGCGCCAAGTCCAATAAGTGTACTGCTCATAGCATCTACATCCCATATTGATGTGCCAGCAGTTCCTTGAGCGTTATCTTCGTTAATTTTTAGGTGATCCGTATCAGCAGTCATAAACTTGTGGTAAACAGGTTTATTTTGTCCACTTTCTGCTCTGGCAATGGCAATGATAAATTCTGGTGTGCCACCCAACCCATGTCCAATAGTTTCTTCAGCAGTTGTGTTGCCTGTCCAAGATACCACAGAAAAGTGTCCAGCGTCTGCTGCTAGTACAGTGCTTGCTATACTTGGAACACCTGTTGATATTGAACCTGCTCCAATAGAAGTACCAGTTGTAGCACTATCTCCTACAAGCCACTGCCAAAGTACATAGCTTTCATTAGCAGTGTTTACCTGTACGTCACTACCAACCTGTACACCTCTTTGAAGAAAGCGTTGCACAGTATTAACATTAGTAGTTTCTGGTGTAGTTGTTGTTCCATCTGTATGAACTTCAACACCAACTCCTCTAACTCTATCAAACAACATATGTGAGTCAGTAGCATCTCTATTCTTAATCCATGCCCAAGCTGTAAGCTTAGATGCAGTGTCGTCTAGATTATCTTGGTTAAGAGCTTTCGCACCAGTTGGCGGTGTATGTTTAAATCTACCGTCTGCAGTGGCGTTTAATGTAGTAGCTGACCCACCAAGGTCCATCTGCTGCCCAAAGTTAAATGTCATAGGACCGCCACCAGACTCTGTATCAAAAGCAAAAGCATAAGGACCGGGAACAGCGGTAAATGCTTGTCCTTGATCTGCGCCATTCTTGTGAAAATTAATTGAACCTGTATCAGTGTCAATCTCAATACCTAGAACATCTCCAGCAGTATAAGAAGCACCGTAAGATACACCAGCGCCATCGTTTACTTTATTGCCGCTACCTCTGTCATACCCATATGTATTACTGTCTTGACCTAAATATCTATTAGTAGAAGACGGTGGATCACCACTTAAAACACCTACATCAAAGTTTGTAGTATCCGATCCAGCTAAAACTTCTGCAAAATAAATACCAGTGTTTTCCTGCATCCTAAACCCACTAAGGTTACTATATGCATGTTGAAAACCAGAAGAAGACCTAACTCCAGTTAAGTTACCCTCAGACAATGTTACAGGTGTAGCACCATTAGAAAATACATGATCAATGGTTGGAAAGTTTTTAGAAGGTGTATCTATAAACTGATCACCGTCTGCCCAAGCTGAACCACCAGAACCAAATGCTTCTGCTAGATGATTGTTATTGCCGGATGAATCCTTACCCATGTTTGAGCCAGTAGATGCACCGGGTGTACCATCAAACTTGAGATAAAAACCTCTGTTACCGTATGTTCCCACATTTGTTTTATAGTCTTTTGCAACCCATCTATTTGTTGATGTATCAACTTGACCAAAGTTTGTTACTGCTTGGCAAGAACCATCTATTAAATGAAACTCTGCGAGATAACTGTTGAAGTTATAATTAGCAGTATATCCAGCCGAGGTTGGAGCTAGATGACCGACGAGTAGTTCTTCATCTTGAAAGAGATTTAATGGCAGTCCTTGCGTCATACCCGTATAATCGTTAGTACTGGTAACCGCATTTCCGTTAATCCAAACCTTCATACGATCTGCAGCAGTGGCATTGTTAGTGTCTAGATGTAAAAGAAAATGTGACCACTCTTGACCTGAAAAAAGATTTTTGTCAAAGTAAAATGCTCCATCAGTTCCAGCGGTTGAGTTAATACCTACTAAGACACTATTAGTGCTTTGCGGATTATCAATTATATAAAAAAATCTGTTGTTCTGAGCAGAGTTTGCCTGCGAGATAACAACCTGATGATTGGTACTTGAATCTGGATAGTCTAAAAACTTTATCCAAAACGATAATGAGGCTTTGCGATACACAGCCGCATCACTGGAATTATCGCTTGTTGCAGCAGGTTGACTAGAGTAAGTGATGGAAAGTCTACGGAGATCAGCAGAATTCCACATTGCAGAGTTATCTACGGTGTAAGTATCCGTAAACGGAACAAAGTCACCTACTCTTTGATTGTCGCCATTGCCTTCGTAAATAGTAGCATCAAAGTAGTCTATTCCTTGAAAGTCTGGTGCAGTTAAATTAGAGCTATTCAAAGATTCAAAACCAGATGGCACTGTTCCATCAAAACCGTTTTGTCCAAAATCACAAGCGAAAGTTCCACCAGCAGACCCTCCAGCAAAATAAAGTGTTTCGGTACTGCTAATTGTATAAGTAGGGGTAGCCCCAGTGGCAGGATTACCTCCTCCTAAATAAGTATATCCACTTCCTGTATCTCTACCTAACCACAATTTTCCTGTATCAGCGTCAAAAGCAGCAATAACTTTGTTTCCTGCACTTGAAGCACTTGTTGTATTGGTATCTGTATTGTTTGTTCGAGATAAAAAAGTCACATTCGTATCAACCATGCAAAAACCTTTTGCATCATTTCCTAACTTTATATTTCCTACAGATTCTGTTGCAACTCCTAAAGTAAAGTCACCCTGCGAAACTTCAGCCGTTACCACCCATTTTCCTGTGCTGGGTATAGCTTTTGTAGCAAGAACTGGACCATCACCACCGCTCATCTTTAGATTACCGTCAGATAACGTAACTGCACTATTAGCAAAGTTTCTAAGAGGATTCCAAACTGCATACACCTTACTAGGGGTATGTACTGATTGATTAGCAGTTCCTATTGTACTAGTGCTAAAATCATTGTTTTTACTGCTAGCATCATTCCCGGGATCAGAGCCACTAGCATAATCCAAACAGAAAGAGTTATTACCAGCAGCACTTGCCAGTGCAATAATATCAGAATCTTTTTTAGGAACAATCTGAGAACCATTAGTTCCAAATGTGAAGGTATCTAAAAAATCTGTTATTGCTAAATCACCATTAGCAATACTTTTATTATCTAAAAAAACTGTTTGAGCTAAATAGCCTTGCATATGAGCATTAGGTGTACCAGATAAATCTTGACCTATATGTGCTGTTTGTCCAGAAACATTTACAGCAATATGATTATTTTGTCCTATAGCTGTTCCACTATAAGCACCAACTCTTACACCATTTACATACAAGCTAATTCTATCGTTAGCTAAGGCATTAGCAGAATCAAAATCTACTAAAACATGATACCAAGAACCTACATCTCTATAGAATTCACTAGTAGTTATTGATCCTTCATTACCAGCATTATCTCTACAAAATATAAAAAATTGACTAGAAGAACTAGAATGTGTGAAATAAAATCCATTTGAGCCACTACCACTAGCAAAAAAAGTATTTGTATCTCCTGAAGAATCAATCTCTCTTAAAGGACTGTACCAAGTTGACCAAATCCAACGGTCTTGGTTTGACTCAGCACCCCATGTACGAGTCATTGCGTCTCCACTCGTACCAGCACCTTCCAACCAGATAGAATTACCAATTAAAGTTGAATCAAATGGTGCTTGACCACCACTTGCTGCCATAAAGAATGATGCAGGGGACGCTACCATTTATGCAAAAGCCTTCTGTGGAGCACCAAGCTGAATACTACCAGAAGCCTTAACAAAGTAAGGAACAACGTCAACTGCGCTTGCTTCTGTGCTCAAGGTTATTCCAGAACCACCAGCCGTCTCATAGTCTGTTCCGAGGCTGAGAGTGCGTGATCCAGTTCCATCTTGGATGAATACAATAATACCAGACTGACCGACAGCTTCCGTTGATGGATTGGCAAGCGTCACATTACCAGTTAGCGTAAGCACAAAATTTTGACTGGCTTGGAAGTCTAATGTTACGCTCCCTGTGTTTGATGTGTCTGTGAGAGTTGCGCCAACAGTTGCTTTGCCAAATGTTGTAACTTGATTTTCATCTATCGATATTGCTGGTGTTGTTCCAACAGTTGATCCCAAACCGATAACAAGATCATCAGCGCTGTCGTCGAGGCCGATGTAGTAATCTTGTGCGTTACCATCAAACACGATTTTTGTGTCAGCTGCTGCCCCATCACCAACTGTTACAGAGTCATCATCCAAAGTTAGGATTGAGTTTGTCCCGACAGTGGATCCAACGCCAACAACTAGCTTGTCAGCACTGTCATCCAAACCCATGTAAAAGTCTTTTGCATTTCCGTCGTAAACAAGCTTTGTGTCTTCTGCACCACCATCACCGATTGTCAGGCTTGGGCTTGTCCCTTTCAAACTCATCGTTTGCGCCACGATGTCGCCAGTTGTGCTTGATGCAGCTTGGCCAACACCAATACTTTCCGCAAATTTGATGTCTAGATTCTCATCTATTTCTATGGCTGGATTGGTTCCGACAGTGGACCCCTTGCCAATAACTAAGTCATCAGCACTGTCATCTAATCCGATATAAAAGTCTTGAGCGTTGCCATCGAATACAATTTTTGTGTCTTCAGCAGTCCCATCTCCAATAGTTATTGCAGAGCCAAAAGTCGGAGATGCCAAGGCGTTCGTCACAGCAGCCCCGGACCCGGCACCATCGCAATAAATTAAAGCTGATTTTCCATTGCCGACAGTTACGTTTGCTCCGCTCCCTTGAGATATTATTAAAGAATATGGTCCACTTGATCCAGAGTCTGTCGTTGAGTTTATAATTATGAAAAAAGCGGAAGCTGTGTTCGGAGAGAGTGTTACTGTGCAATTTGAGTCTAGAGCACCTGTGAATTTGATAACACGATACATCCCATCCTGAAGATTCTCAGTTCCTGATCCAGGAGAGGCCTCTCTGATAGTCAGAGTGTGGGTGTCTGCGTTTGTTGTTATCGCAACAGATTTATAAGAAACAACTCGATCTATAATATCGAAGTTGTGATTTGTCGTTGTTCCCCAAGTACCGGACTGATCACCAGTCCCCATTTTTTCAATGGAGAAATTTGTTGTGTATGAACTCGCCATATCAGTCGATCCTTATAATAGCATTAGCTCCTGCTGCTGGGAAAACAATTTTGAAAGTTCCACCAGCGACTGTGAAATCACCACCAAAAGCGAGAACTGCGATTGCCTTGTCAGAATTTGTATTGTTATATATCAAAGCACCATTCGCAGTGAAGCTTGCAGAAGTCCAAGTTGGATCATCCGCATCAAAGAAAGCTGTTGTTCCAGTTGTCGAAACTGTTTTGCTTGTCAAAGCAACACCACCAGCTGTGTACCCTGTACCAGAGATCTCATTGCTGGTGCTGTAAGCTGTTGTGCTAGCTCCTAAGCTTGCACTGCTTGTGAAAAGAGCAATCTTTATTGTGTCTGCTGCAAGATCGTGCTGCTCATCAAGGATCTCTGCCTTAAAAGATGTGCACATTGCTTGGCTGATAGCCATCATATACCTCCATCATATTCAGCAGCGTAATCTCGCAACATCTCTTGCTGCATGAGCTGCAGTGCTTCATCAAACTGGGTCTTGTATAATGTTAATGTTTCTGGTGCTTTAAGAAAACCGCTTGCTTCATACAAGCAAGCACTCAGCAACAAATTTTCCGCATTCGTTCCGAGCCAGCTTGTTGTGTTAGAAGAAGACAAACCTGTGACCGGGGCAATAAATTCAACTTCGAAAGAGTAATTTGAATCTGGTGTTGGAGCGAGGGTTATTGTTGTGCCTGAAGTTGAAGTTGTGTCAGTGCTGTACATCAACGGCTCGCCAGTTGTGCTGGCATTTGGAGCAAAATCTCTCAGGTAAGAATCAACTCTGTGCTCTAAAAATTTGATATTGCTAGAGACCGTTATAGAAACATTTCGGATCAACCTAGCTGTTGATATTGTGTAGGATGCAGTTCCGTTAGACAATGTCCCAGTCGAGCTTTGTCGGAAAACGGGTAAATTAGGAAGCCTCTGAAAAATCATATCTTCTGCTTGAGA